GAACGTCCGATAAGAATCTGGAAGCCCTCAAAATCCTGAAGCTTATACGGAGCCTTAGCGATTTTCCCAATCTTAGGAACTACATTGGTTTCCCAATATTCTTTGTTCCCAATCCTATTGAAGTCAATCCCTGGAATAGCCAGCCATTTCTTGCTATGTTCTTTCGCGGCATTGACATCAAATCCTGTGTAATCATCTTTTACCCATAACCATTTGTGATGCCAAATAGCAGCCGTGCTACCATTTTTATGATCACCATTTGACTTAACTACAACGTAGTTACCAGCTACAGGTTCATCAGCGGTATCAAAATCAGGGGACTCGAAAAAGGTGTAAGTTCCATCTTTATTCCACTTAATGACGTTATAATTGGGAAGACTGACTAGTGCAATCTCCTCTGCTTTAGCCAAGGCTTCTTGGTTTGGAAGCGAACCTTTATAGTTCCTATGGAGATAGATAGCGCCCCCAATGTCCTTACCCACCCCTAAATAGGATCTTCTAATAGGAGTCCCTTTTTCTGTTTTTAAATCAGAGGTCTTAGATCCACCCTTAGCTTCGATGGCCAATCTAGCAGCTTCAGCCGTGTAGGGCTTCCAATCCTTCTTTCCAAAGAACTTGACATATAAATCCTGCCAATCCTTTTCTGATTTGATATTAGGCATATGCGTAACCAAGAAGCCAACATCAACAGGATCGTTGGCCTTTTCCTCTGGCCTTCCTGACATGATCTTCAAACATAGAAGATATTCCTTTGAGGGTAATTCTATACTGAGATTTGAAAATTGAGGGCCTGGAACTGTCTGGCCTTTCTTGGGAGCATAGTAATCTTTACTGGTATCATTGAACCAGTCATCAGATAGATCCATTTCCCAGGTCACTTGTTCCACAGCAGCTTGCAACTCGGGTGACATATACCCAGCATCTAGATCCTTGACCTCTCTGGGGAAGTCTGGGAACTGGAACATGATGGCAGCACCACCAGTGATAACCACAGTAGCTTTCTGGTTCTTGGCCTTTAAAACGGCATTTACGGCTTCTAGAGCGGCCATTACTTTGGAGCGGTCCATATTCATAATCACCTACACATTAGAAATGATTAGTCAGAATTTTCATGAATAGGGCAAGCACCACTGACAATCCCATAGCCAGTCCCCCAACGTTCTGCATTGTCTATCTTAGGGCAACGGCATTTAGGCACAGTATACCAGTGATGGAAATTGGCATTCTGTTCAAAACCCCAAACTTGCTGGAGTTCAAACTGAAGCCTCTTCCATTCCATATTAAGAACTTTTAGAGTTCCTACGTCATCAGTATGCTCCATAGCATTTAGAATATTTTGTACCCCCAGGTGAAGAGTCCTGAGTTCCCCCAATCCTTCTAGGGTAATCTTCTGCTTCTTACACAGATTGGGATTGATATAGAAGGGCTCTCGGCCAGGATATTCAACAATGAAGCTTTCTGACTTACTGTAGTCAATTTTAGTCATACTTTCTCCTTAAATTTCAAAAATGATTGGTGCATTGATCGGCCTCAAACGATTATCGCAAATGCAGGCATTTACAAATACTGTATCCCCCCGCCTTCCGCGACCATAACCTGGATGAACGTGACCAAATACATGATACTTCGGTTTCTTATTCTGAACCGCTTGCAGGAGTTGGTAGTTACCCAGACATTTCTGTTTAAAATCTTCACAGACCTCATCAAACATTCCGTACGGAGGAACATGGGTAATCAAAAGATCCAATTCATCTGGGATTTCTTGATGAAGATCCTGAAGATCCTTGGTATCATCTGTAAAGTTAGGATGAACGGGGGCTCCATAGACAAATAGGTCTTTCTTGCCATCTTCTTGAAGGAACCGTCCATCATTTTGCAAATAGATGATGTTATTTTCTCTACAGAGGATCTGAATGATCTCCCTGTCAATGTGGTAATCGTGATTACCCGGCACATAAATCTTGTGTTTGTAAGGGAGGTAACCATACCAATCGAAGAAGGGGATTAATTCATCAAGAGTCCCCTTATCTGTAGCATCACCCGCATGGACAATCACATCCCCCTCTGGCAGCTTACCGTCCAGAACCTCGTGCTGATTATGCGTATCAGTAATAGCTACTATTTTCCAAGTCAACGGAGAAATCCCCCTACCTCTATTATACCAGGGATAGGGGGAAATTGATCCTTTTAAATATAATCCAAGAAAGAAGTCATGAAATCTTTAAATCCTTCACGATTCAAATCTTGGCCTGATTTAGTAAAACGACTCTTTAGAACTCTATAGCGGCCACCTTCAGTCACAACGATTAAAGAAGCATTGTGAGTTTGGGTTAAGGGGAGAGACCCCAATTCTTTTTCAGTTGCAATGATAATCGTTCTAGTCATCGCTGCCCCCACAACTAGAACTTGAGGAGTCACTAGAGCTTGAGGAGTCCCCCCAATCACTAGAACTTGAAGACTGCTCTCCCCAATCACTATGAGACTCAATGGAAATGGGGACATAGGGCTCAGGAGTGGGATCTGGTGTTGGATCGGGAGTAGAGGAATCAGTAAGAATATCACTCACTAAAGCGGCAGCAGTAACTCCGATAGCCAGATCCATCAAATCATCTGAGCCAGCATCCTCTTCTACTACTACATTTGTCTTAGGAGTCCCCCAAAAAGACTGCTTCCTGCCCAGCGTGGCAGCAGCGTAAGGAGGAATATCCTTGCTCACTGGAACGACTAGCACAGTTGGCTTATCTGGGGTATCATAGGAACTGATAATCTCCGGGTAAACTGGAGCCATTAGATCAGTAATAGGCTGATCAGTCTTATGAACCTGATACCAAACTCCAGCCGCAATTGCAGCCAGTCCAACGATAGCAACTACGATCCAAATCATTATTTCTCCTATGGGATGAGACTACGAGCAGCTTGACTAATCATAAAATTGATTTGAGTTCCGGACATGCCCTCTTTGATGTTTTGCTTGATGAAGAAATCCAAGTCCACTACCAAATTAGTCAGGTCTCGTGGCATGACCATGAGCCAATCCAAAGGCATACCACGTTTGATACCCTTGCTAATACTGATCAAATCATCAGCTTCGGGGCCTTCTTTTTTCCAGCGAGTGATCATATCAAACAGGCTACAAGCATTATTATAAGAGTCACTATAACCCAATTTTTTCAGTGCCTGGGCACGGATACTCTTGGGGATAGCACAGAAAAACTCAACCATATACATGTTCCAAGAGTAATCTCGGCCCTCCACAAAAAAGGGACCAATGGGGAGCCATTCCTTAATTGCTCTAGCCACCTCAATATTCTGGTTCAGCACCCACATGAACGTTCTCAGATTCTTGGCCTTTTCCAGTTCTCCACGGATACGGTCAGCCGGAACTGCATACAATTCCTTAGAGGCCACAGCCATCAGCTTATAAGTCTCATGGGTAACAGTCCAGTTTCCGGAAGAAGCAAAACGAGCTACCCTCAAAACACGAACTGGGTCTTCAGCAAATGCTTCAGAACAAGCGTGGAGCAGCAAGTTAGCCATATCATGAGCAGACCTCTCAATAGGGCAAACCAGACCCATATCAGGGTGCCACAGCATTGCATTGATAGTCAGGTCACGGCGCAGACAGTCCTCCTTGAAGGAGGGAGTGTAGCTGGTTTCAAACCCAGTATAGCCTACACCAGTCTTGCGCTCTGTGCGAGTGCAAGCCAGTTCACCAACTCCGGTGTGGAAGACAGGGAAAGCTTTACCGACCTTCTCATAGCCCATACCCTCAACACGATCAGGGTCCATGTTGGTTACAAAGTCGAAGTCCTTGGGGGTCTTCCCCAACATTAGATCACGAACAGCCCCGCCAACTAGATAGACATGACCACCAAACCCTGCGGCTCGGTCATTCAGTTCTTTCATGTGGTCAATGATGTGTTGCGGAACTTGCATGAGTTCTCCTGCTGCTATTATACTGGGGCTCAGGGCTTTTCTGCTAGAATCTTTCGGCCCTCGTTAATCCACAAATTCCTGCGGGTATCGGGGACAGAGAAGGAATCGGCAATAGTCTTACCATGGCGAAGTCCACCAGATTTGCCAACGAAATAGTGAATAAGGTGGGCGGCGTGGTCTTCTGCAAAGACCAGATACTTAGTGCTGCGAGAAGGAATTTCCCTCCAGCCATTGGCTTTCAGATAAGCGGAAATACATTCGCGTTGAGTGGACATAGAAACGCCTCCAAGGTTATTATACTGCGTCACGGACCAGATTTACTACGGCAAAATACCCAGCTTGCTGCTTGGTGAAACGATTGACGATACGGCCCAGCAATTCCACACCACCATCCAGAGCGTCATCCCATACATCCTCAGGACTATCGTTCTGGGTGTGGAGAGTGTTCCAAGTAACAGGGTGCTTGTCATAGAACTCCTCTTCAGGAAGAGCGCAGACTAAAGCAGTGGGAATCTGCATACGAATCATATTCAAGTTGTCAGACGGAGGGGTCTTGCGGCTAGGAAGATCATAGACCAGCCCAGTATCGTCATAACCAGAAACGAAGAAGGTGGTCCCAATTCCAGTGACATCAAAGATGATAGACTGGAGGGGCAGATTGTCCTTGTGCATCTGAGTGTAGACTTTAGATCCCATGCATTCAGAACCAAAAATCTCCTCATGATCAAAGAAGCAAAAGGTGATATTAGGCTCTTTACCAGAGTCCTGCAATTGGCTAGCCGCTTCAATAAGCTGGATGACTGCTGCACCATTATCGTTGGCACCAGGGCAATTGGGGACAGCATCGTAATGAGCCCCGATGAGCAAATGGTCCTTTTGCTCACCAAAGACCACCAGGAAATTCACAGTCTCCCAGGCATCAGCAGTGAAAGAGGGCCAAACTTTACGCTCGATAATCAAACGAGTGGGGAAATGCTTACGGAGAATGGCTTCTAGGCGGGTCTGGCGCATATCAATGGCAGTGGCTTCGCAAAGATCAGCTAACATTGCCTTTAAATCAGGCTTTACATCTTCAATTGTATATTCTATTACGGTTTCAGGGTTCATTTTACTGCCTCACCTCTATTATACTAAGGCAGTACTGATTTCAGTCTAAGTATTTATCACTATGGAGATATTGATTAACTCCCATATTCCAAATCTTAGTATCGGTCTCATTCAGTTTAATGCCAGTTTTCTCGTAACCTTGATCCCCTGCGATGAGCCCATAGAGTTCACCCTCAACATCAATGGCCCAGTCATAAGCATCTGCAAGCACATTAGTTTGGATTCCAGCAGATTCTAATCTGGCCCAAATAGTGGTAGACTTGAAAGCTCTGGTATTAACCGTAGCCAGGGCCTTGTCCTTCCAGTAGTCATAAGACTCTTTCAGGGCCTTCTCAAAGGCTTCGGGGGACATAAGAGTATTGGAGCCACCATCAGCCCCAAAATGATTAGCCATCAAAGTACCCACGTTCATAGGTGCAGGGAAGTCAGTAGGGTGAGTCAAAATAGTGATAAAGTCCCATTCGGCCCCAGAGCGGGGTTCGTCCTTCTCCTCCAGAACAGAACGATTATAGAGAATAGCTTCCACTAAAGCAGCATCTGGGAGACTTTCTACGATGGCTCTGGTAGTCTTTCTAGGCGTTTCTCCAACTACTCTGGACTCCATAGTGGTTTGAAAGATAGTATCCTCATTAACGACTACTGTACGCGATTTCCAACCAGCGGGGGGCAAAGTAATTCTAAGCACTCCATCTCTGTATCCTGGTCTAATTTTAGTGCCAATGTCTTTAGTTGTGAGTTGGGCTATATAGCTGAGATTTTGGTTAGGATGCCAATTCTTAGGAGCAATATCAGCAAATTTTTCGGCATGAATCTGTTCAGTCAAAAAAGGACTGTAGTCTACATTGAGCCTCATAAATTTTTCTACCATAAATCCTCGCTGTAAAGAAGGGGAGGGGCTGACAATTTCTCCACTTGACCATTTGAAAGGGCTAGGGCAGCGGCCAAATCTCTGCTAATATAGTGACCGTTATCTAAAAGAAACCCTTGGTTTCCTTGAATCCCTGGAGGGAGCCCCATAAAATGCATAGCGTGGATAATAGTGTGATGCCTAGCCGGTTTTGGCATAGAGAAGATCACATCTTTGTATAGAACGGCAGCAGCCACGATTTTAGTCTGAAGTTGCATTAGTAGCCCTTTGTGTAAATTCTCACTTCTGAACCGCCTGCAAGTTCAATATGAAGATTACGAATCATCATTGGAATGAAACGGGGAGCTACAGTTATACCTCTAATGGTCATCTTTTTAATACCTTTTGGGAACGCCAATCCATCCCAGTCCATAGGCTTAACCAGAATGCCATTGATAAATAACTTTCCTTTTATATCGAAAACCCCAAGCTCTTTGAGTTTCTCATAAGCGGCTTTTTCTTTACCCACGAGTTTCATTTACCCCTCTTACCAATAATAAGCCCAGCACAAAAACTGGCAACCATACCAGCGGGGATTAAGATTGTCAGGACTAGCATCAAATGGGAAATGACCCACAAAGCAGCCAATGACACAGCAACTACTAAAAGAGATAGAATCAATAAATACTTCATTTAATGTCCTTTTACCATTCTGTCCAAGCGTACCTGACAATTGGGAGTTGAAGCGATATTCAAACTAACAGACTCCCCATAAACTTCTGGCTCATCACCAAAAGTAACAAATCCGACCCCAATTACCTTTTCGTGACTGAACATACCAGCCATCGAAGAATGCTGGATGTGATTTCCAAAAATCACAATACCGGTATCTTCAAGGTTAATGTATTTAATTCGACTCAAATTAGCCCTCCTTCTGATATTATACTGTGGGAGGAGTAATTCTAGTCTTATTTTTCTTTATGGAAGCTCTGGTCTTAGCCCTATCGCAAGCCTCATCAGTCATATCCCCCCAACAACGATACATTTCCTCTAAGACCCCATCCATATCATCTGGACTAGTAGAGGCGATCAGATTTTCCAGTTCAATATATCGTGCTTCAGATTCTACTTCTCTAACCGACATTATCAGTCTCCGCTAGTTCCACAAGCATATCCTCTACATCAGTTTCGTCCAATTTGGAGTCCTGAATATGATAAACCATAGCAGCTACGAGAGGGCGATAATTTTTATCCCTCATGAACTCCACGGCTCGGGCATAATCATCGCCCCTGAACTGACTCTTGTGAGCCATCCTATATTCCTCCCAAGCCTTCATGACTTGGATAAAAGCTAGCTGATACCTATGACCCCAAACGTTGGCTGAGGTGATAAGGGTGTGAGTCACGGGGTATTTCTCCTTAGAAAAGCGCGGGGTCTTGTGCTTCGTAGTAATCTACGGCAGCAATAATTGGAATTATAGGAAAAAGCAGATAGGTTCTGGGTGAACTGAACACCCATTTAGCGGCAGATTTAATACAGAGCCAGTAAGAAAAAGGCTTGATCATAGTTAACGTCCCATCCTTACCAAGAGTCATGGTCCTCAACTTATGTTTGGGGTCAGCGTAGAAAACTACGAATACCCCATCTGAGAAAAGCTCCTTTTGAGCCAGAAGGGGATTCTTATCAAAAGCAGCAGCCCTCGAAAGCACCTTAACCACTGACCCGGCTTCAAAAGTCCTATCAGGGTAAACCACATCCTGAGAAGTATAGCAAATAAGAGTCATTTTATCCCTCATCAACCCAAGTGATTAGATGTAGTTCAGCTTTATCCCCATACAGTCCCTTGATACTATCATAGAGGGCTCTACCTTGAAGATCAAGATCATCGTAAGTGCATCTCCAGTAGTTCAGATCCTTCATCCATGTAGCACCAGTAGATCCTAGAATAACAGCCGCCAATACTGGAACTGATTGATATTGACCCTTTGCTTTTTCAGTGAAGAAACGGGGGTAGATAAGATTAGTGGCATCGGCTACTTTAGCTCGTAATTCATACCACTTTTCCTTATTTTCCTCTGTGTAAGGAACATAAGTATCAACAAGCGTGTCTGTGCCAGCCATAAATTCTTGGTAGTCCAAGGTAGTGTTGGACCCACCGAAGCAGATAAGGAAAGCGTCATCCCACCAGTTTTCAGCTTCGGACCTCTTCTCAATGGCTACTAATTGAACATACATGCCACCAAGCGCCGTATTTCTATACTCACCCTCTATGGGGAATGTAACGCAACCACTTACGGCACTTGAATCAGTTCTTCGGGTATTAACTTGGGCATCCATTTGGATTTTCCTTTATGATGTTCAATACTGTAGAATTCTCTAAATAGGTAACTGCACTTTTAATTAGGTTTAAATCATCACCAAAAGCCCCTAAGCCCCTATTACACTTGGCACAAAGGATACCTCGGACCTTGTTTGTTTGGTGATCATGATCAATATGCCAAGTATCCGGGGTAATAGCAATATGACAAATTTTACATTGACGGTTTTCAATTTTGAAAAAATCTCTAGTCTCTTCTCCATACATTTTAACCGCATGGTTTACTCTCATGCAATAGCGGCAATAATCGTTAAATCCATCTTTTCTGCATTTTAATTTGTTGAAATTAGTGGTAGCTAAGGTCTCTCTGCAAGCCCTACACTGCTTGACGCCAGGATCTGGCTTGTCCATTGCCTTTATTTTGTGATATTTGCTTTTTGCATAAACACCCAAACATATTTTACACCAATGACATAACCCATCAGCACGATGTTTGTTACTATAAAAGTCAGTAAGGGATTTAAGTTCCTTACATTTTGTGCAGCGTCTAGCTGACTCCATTTGGGTTATCCCTTATGATATCTAGCACAGTATCTAATGCTACGGGTGCGTACTGCCACACATCTACCCCGACATTAATTTGCTTGCCTTTGAACTTCCATTGACCATGAACATGGCCATGAATGAGCCACTTACCCTCGTTAACAGGCTGTAAAGCCTCATAACGGCCTTCATAGGCATGATCAGTGAACTCAGGATCAAGATAAGGGTAATGACAAAGCAAAACATCTTCTCCAGAGCAGAGGGGAAGGGTGAGTGTCTCCTGGATAACCAAGAAATACTCGTGGTAACTCCTCAACCACTTCTCCCTAGCTTCAGGCTTCTTGTGGTGATAGGCAACAGAGGGACGATCATGGTTACCCAGGATCAGTATCTTATTGCCATTTAGCCGCTGGAGGAGGGGAAGAGAATCAGCCAACTTACCCATACAGGCATCTCCAAGGTGATAGCAAGTATCCCTAGGGCCAACAACTGCATTGTAGTTTTCGATGAGCTTCTCATTCATCTCTTCCACAGATCGAAATGGCCTATCGGCCAATTCAATAATCCTCTCGTGTCCAAAATGAGTATCTGCGGTAGCCCAAATCAAAATAAATCTCCTTCAATCCCATTATACTAAGCTGGTAGTAGGTTCACTCCTACTTTTTCTTTAATAGCTCTTCCCCTATTTCAGAGAAGCATACATTATTAAGAAGCCTACCACTATTACTCTTTAACCCACATTTTTCTTTTTCTGGCAGTATATATACGATAATACAGTCTTCCCCGTTATATTTAACTGGGTCTCCAATGTTATATTGCAATAAGGAAGACTCTTTGTCCCCCTGCCAGTGATAGTCAGTTATACCTTTATCCTCTAATTCCTTAAAGAATATGGGTTTTAAAGTCTTTTTTACAGCCTTCAACTCTCTTGGATGCAGATCATCTACTTGATCCAAGTAGCACTCCCATCTGTTCTTAACTTTATTTGCCACGCATCGAACATGGACAGTGGCCCCTTCTTCTCGGAACTCACTTATATCTAGGGTGTAAGAGGACGTTATCATATACAAAGGAGATGAAAAGCCATTTAGTTAGATAAAATAGTGAAGGGGGGCTCTACACCCATCGCATATGTAGTTGCAGCCTCAAGAGCTTGCTGTATTTTTCTTCTCGGCAACATTCTCTTTGTTAGTAGCATTGTAGTGTATAATGAACCAAACGCGACACCAGAGCCACAGCCTATAGCATAATAGTTGCATTTTGGTTCTCCAATCTGAAAATCTTCTTCTAAAACATACAGCCTTCCGTTGTAGCCAATCAAAGCTCCCCCAGGAACACTTTCCTCATTATCATCTATTTTAGTCAGACCCGATCCCTTGCAGGTATGTCTTAGGGCGTCTAGCCAATCAGTTACAAGGTATTCAAAATCTTCTTGCTCATCTCGCTTAACTGGAGGATCAAATCTATATTTTAAAATTTGACCCAAACGAAATGAACCAGAATAGCCGATAAGAAAATCCTCTTTGATGAAGACCTTTGGATCTTTTCTAATGACCTTCTCAGACCCATCAGAGGCACAGGAGTCTCCTCCCATCCATACTTTGCCTTTAGCGGCTATTCCTACAATACAAGTCATTAGTTCCTCGTGTAATATTTACCAGCAACCACGATCATCTCATCAGTGAAAATGAAATGTTCAGGTTGGCACTGCTTGGTCTTAGTGTCAATGTGCCACAGGCAGAAGGATTGATGAGATTTATTCATACGTTCCTGGTATTCAAAGTCGATGTTACTTAGGCATCCCATGGTGATCCAATGAATGGGGCCTCTGACTAGATTAGCAGAAGAGGTCATATTAGTTCTATGAGTGTGGCCAGAGCATCCGGACATACCAAAAGTCTGTTGCCCATGGTGATCTACTACAAGACAGTCATAATAAATCTTGAAGTTATTCTTAATCTCACTACGAGTCTCAGAGGCTGAGAATGCTGATAGGTCAAGTCTTGATACTAGATTGATCTTAAATTCTGGAAGACCAAAAATATCGGCTAGTGTTAGGCCCATTACATCAGAGAGAATTACCTTTAGATTGGGGCTCTTGTTAGCTATGAACTTGATGATTCTCCAATCATGATTTCCTATGATAAAATCAATTTGTGCATCAGGGCATGTCTCTCTGAGGGGCTTGAAGATTTTGGTCTTCACAAACTCAAAAGCTTCTTTGAGGCTGAAGTTACGCGGATCTTGATCGAACCTAGAAAATTCCCCCTGATCGAAGACATCGCCTGCAAGTACAATAATATCAGGCTTTACTCTCGCGCAAGTGTCTAAGAAAACAGACCAGCAGAAGGGGTCTAGCTCCTTATCATGAAGATCGGAACACATCATGATCTTCTTAAATCTCTGACCGTTATCCGGAACTTCATACTTGCCAATCCAAGGGTCTACTTGCTCTTTTTGAAATTGTCTATAAATGTCTAGGTGGGCGTGTTTGGCAATATCTCTTTCAAGAGTATGCTGAAAACGATTAAGCTCAATACCTGCTTGCCTTCTGGCTTCTAACCAAGTGCCGAAGTGACGATTCCATGTTGCATCGGAATACTTGCCATATACTCTGTAAAAATCACGAGAAATCGTCCTAGTCGGGAATTCTTCTTGAAGTCTCCTGATGTCGGTAACGATTTCTGCTATGGTGGCAGTGGGGTCATACTTTTTGGATCTTTCAGATAGCAGAGCTACCTCGCTAAATCCTAGCTTCTTTTCTTTCTGTAGTTCTACCAAGAGGTTCTCCTGTTAAGTGGGCACTAATGCGCCCCTCACTTCTAGATTCCAAAAATCGGTTTTGGCATAGCAGGGCAACCCGCTAATTTAGGCCAATTACATTCTTTATTGCACTTGCAGTGCGGTTCTTCAGTGATTGTGCTTTTATACTTGCAACTGTTTCATCGGTTACAACAATATCTACGTCATCAATGATGGGCTGTAGTAGGGCAATAGTAGCTATATCCTTGTGCATCTCTGCTTCAACCAACAGCATGAATAGTTCTAGACGCTGAGGATTTTCCTTAATGGCCACAATTTGCTTCTCTTCAGGGGTGAGGTCACGATGAATTTCCTCTTGTTCATTCAGAGAAATAGTAGACAATTCCCCACTTTTTAGTTTAGCAATTGTGTCTTTTGAAATAGCGGAGAATGTGGTCTTCTCTGTTTCTACACGAGTCTTGTAAGGGACTACAGAAATTTTGTTAACATAATCCATCACTTTAGCAGGGGCTTCATAGAGCTTATCATAGGGTAGAGTATAGATGATCTTAAGAACGTGATCAACTTCATAATCAGTTAATTCATACTTCTTCTCAAGCATCTTCATGATGCCACTCTTATCTAGAATTTTAACAGCCGTAACACGAAGCGAGGAGCGCATTGTCAACGCTCTTTCAAGCATGTCAATTTCTGCGAATACCAAGGGCTCTTCGTGGGTCTGGTTGAAGTCAGCTTCTTTAGCTACTTCACCGGTCTCCACTTTCACCCATTCATTCAGAAGAGGTAGTTCTGCATAATCATCCACTAGTCCAACTAGATCAGACCTAAACAAAGAGAATAACCTAAGGGCAACTTTATTAGGTTCTCCCTTTACATTATCAAAATAGTTGGGGCATTCTTGATGGATATATTTCCACAGAACCTCAGAAGGCTGCTTATGAAATTCTTGAGGATCTAGACCGTCAACCATAATCATTTTGCGGAAGTGGCGACCTTCTCCTAGAATCTCAGAATAGGTCTCTAGCTCGGCCATCGAATGACTCATGATGGAGTTGCTATCTACATATTGCTTGCCTAGTCTAGCATCACCACCGAAAACAGCGGCCCTATCAATGACAAACTGGTTTTCAATGGTCTCAAAACGAGGATCAAGAATCATATTCCAAGTAGGCCCTAGTGTCTCCACCATGCCTTTGTCTCCCCACAGTACTTGATTCAGCACTTGGCAGTATTCGTACTCTTCCTGGGACACATGATTTTGATCAATCATGTAGATTCTCTTACCATCCCTAAGTCCGAGCAGATTTCGGATTTCAAACGAACTCATTAAAACTCCTTTAACTTCCTATTACTGACAAATTAGGCCCAAGAAAGGCCGAACTGTGCTAATAGTGTATTTAAATCAGTCATACCCAGAATCTGTAGGTTTTCAGAATTGTTGATAGTCACATCGTATAAGATGGTGTTCTCATTAGTATGAGCAATGTGGTCGGTTTCACAGAACGGATCTGGATTTACAATGATGTTCCAGACTGGTCCGTTGTAGAAGTAATTATTGACCCCTACCAAAACTCCCCCACCACCACTTATAGTTAGTTTTCTAGTAGCTGGGATAGTAACCGTTACTGTAGCGGTTGCAGTTGCATGGGTAGGAACTGGCTGGCCATCAGTGACGTATAGGGTGTAAGTAGTAGTAACTGGAGGAGTAACTGTAAAAGGCACTCCACTAGAGATAGGAATGTTACCGGGTAGGATAAAGCCTCCACCTCCAGCAAATACACCAGTTAGGGTAGTGGAAGCGGCTAGGGAAATAGTCCCTGAAGCGGCGGCGAAAGAGGTAATAGAAACGGCCATTGAGTAAGCTCCATGTTCATCAAAGAGTCGAAAAGTTTATTATTTCTTACCTTAGACTCTTTCAACTAAACGTTTTAGCTCCTGAAATAGTTCATCGGCTCCCTCTTTGCTCTCGTTACGAAAGGGGATACAGAGCATCCCAATGGCTTCCGCTTGGGCTTCTTCCGAATGTTCCCATATGAGATTAGTCTTGAGTCTTGCTAGCACTACAGGATTCATTTATTTCTCCTTATTCCGTTGATAAAATTGGTTGTTTTGTACTTGAGGTAGTTTCAATTAAGAGATTTAGATTGGTGAGGTATGTGGCATACTCTTCTTTGAGAGCAGTTAATTGATTTTGCAATTTTCTCATGAGCCAAGTTCTGGCTTTAGAGTTGAAAGCTATTTCATTTACCACACCTTCACTGTAGTACAGAGGAGTGTTAGAAGAGGGAAATTTCTCATCAATTCCAATAATCTCAAACTCTTTGCCCTCTGCCATAATTAATTTAATTTCACCCATAAATAGGGATCTGCTATGCACTCTTCCATGAAGGGTTTCACAATACATACGAATGTCATGCAAAAGATATCTAATATCTTTTTGCCATATATCTATGGCTACTTCTTCTCTGTCTTCAACTGCCCAATTATGTCCCATATGTTCTAATATTCTCATAGGTCATCCCATTCTGTTTCAAACTTGCTATCGTTTTTTAGGCCCATGCCGTTTGCTTCCAGAGTCTTAACTAGCCAGTCGCGTTTAAGCAGGGGGAGATTCAACTCCTTAGCCTTGGATAGCTTGGATTGACCGGCTCCTTCACCTACTAAGAGATGAGTTAACTTTTTGCTTACACCTGTCTTCATTGTTGCACCAAGAGCAGTCAGCATCTTAGACAGAGTTTCACGTTCAGTCGGCAAGAACTCACCAGTAATGCACATCACATACCCGGCTAGAGGTAGCACTTTGGTTGGATCTGACTGTAGCAGAATAAGGGATTTAGGTCTTACCCCAGCTTCATACAGAGCTTTGCATATAGGCTCAAGAGTAGGGAGAGCCTTACGAATCTCAGCCTCTTTCTTCTCTCCAATTCCGTCAATCATGGAGTAGTCACCCTTGGACAACAGGGAGGGTAGAATATCCATATCGTTAGGACCAAGACGGAACTGCATAGAAAGCATCTTGGAGAGGGATTTAGCGATACCAGGGATACCCAAAGCAGCTAGCCAACGATCCCAATCCCGAGTCTTGACTTTCTCAAGTGAGTTTGCCATCTTAATCAGCAAAGCGCCAGAATAACCCATCTTGTTTAACTTAGCTGATATAACCTCTTCGCCTTTGGTTTCAATACCTTTAACGATACCATCAGAAAACTCAAATAGATCGGGGAGAGAAGTAATATAGCCATCTTCCACTAATTTAGTGATGGTCTCAGGGCCTAGTTCATCAATCTCCAGAATATCTCTACCAGCAATGTAGGCCAAATAAGCCGCTAAACGTCCAGGACAGCTTGCATTATAGCAAGTGTGGGAAAGCACTCCGGACTTTGGGTCAGCCTCTTCTTTGATGGGCTCTCCGCAAGAAGGACACTCAGTTGGGGGAGTTAGAATTGTTGGCATAAAAGTAACCTCCGTTAAAAATACTGACTTTTGGTCCCTTGATAAAGGAGAATATGAACATGAACAACCTCACATCTGGAATTTACAAAATATGTAATCTTGTGAATGGCAAGATTTATGTGGGGCAGACGGTAAATTTACATCATAGAAAGGATCAGCATATTTCAGCGTTAAAGACGGTCAAGCACTCCAACCCTCATTTGCAATCTGCTTGGAACAAATATGGTGATTCTATGTTTGAATTTTCTATTCTTGAAGTGTGTCACTTTGCTCAGTTAAATGAGCGAGAAAATTTCTGGATAGAATTTCTGGAATCTTGGAAAAGTGATAGGGGGTATAACCTTGATAGACTAGCCCAGGGTACTGGTCCTCGTAGTCCCGAAACAAAAGCACTAATAAGTAAAAAATTAATGGGGCATCCTCATTCTGAGGAGGCTCGTAGGAAAATATCGGCTTCAAAACTTGGTCATAAATACGGCCCATGCAGTGAAGAGAAAAAAATTAATATATCTAGATCCAAAAAAGGTAAGAAGTTTTCTGAAGAGCATAAGAAGAAACTATCAGAGGCCAAAATTGGTAAGCCGGGGAATAGGACTGGAGGGTTGGTATCAGACGAAACCAGAGCCAAAATGAGAGCGGCTAAGATAGGTAAACCAAGTCTTCGTAGAGGAACGAAGCACACGGAAGAAACAAAAGCGAAGATGAGAGCGGCTAAGGCAAAACACGCACAATCTGAGGAATAACCTCTCCACCTCTTGCTACCTCTACCTGACAAGGAACCTCTTTAATACCTTTATCCAACATCCAAGACCAATTATTCAAGTTAGCACGACTTACCATTACTCCTCCGATGTTTACCGGGACCAACTCTCCAACGGGGGTTAGTCCTCCGCTACGACCTACCTGCCAAGTGACAGAGATTAAAGTGGTCACAGCCCCCTGAGAGGGGTATTTGAACGCTACGGCCCAATTAGGGCACTTTGAGCCAACTCCCACTTCCTTACGAAGAGTAGGAGAAGCCACCTTGATGACATACCCATCAGTCATGATACCTCTGCCTTGGTGCATAGCAGTGTCACGATAGATTCGGAGATAGCCATCTAAAGCCTTGTTTATCTCAGCAGCATTATGGAAGACAGAGAAAGTAGGATTGAAATTTCTTGTAATAGTCGCAGCAAAATAAGTAATTTGATGATGAGCAAAATCTGGACTGAGATGCTTCTTAGCTAGATATTCAGCAGGGATTCCAGATACGTCCCAAGGATAGAACTTAAGCCCTCTAGCCTTGACAGCAGCTAGATCCTGAAGTTTCATAGACCCAGCAGCTAGGTTACGAGGAGAGGCATATTTCTTTTCGGATTCTGCATTGATCGCATCAAATTGTTGGGAAGTCATATAGACCTCCCCGCGAACTTCAATGAGGGAATCGGGGTAAAACTCAGGGTTTAATTCCACCTCCACCGCATCAGAAGCAATCATCTGTCGGGTAACATCTTCACCATATTCACCATCTCCACGAGTCACAGCTTTAACTAGCTGACGGTTCAGGTATTGAACCGCTAAACTCGCGCCATCAATTTTTGGTTCAACCACAAAAGCGGCCCCCTCAGGAAATTTGTCAACAAAAGCTTCTACATTATCAAAAGTATACTGATTTTCTAAAGATAACATTGGCCTAGAATGACGAACTCTACCCTTATCGTCCACAATGTCAGATCCCACCTTAGTTAAAACCGTGGCAAGTCCAGTAAATTGTGGAAGTTTAGACACCATACTTTTTAGGTCTTTTTCTAGCAAATCGTAATGCTCATCAGTCATGATGGGCTGGGCCTTAGCGTAGTAGGCTTTACTAGCTTCCATTAATTTTTTATTAGTTTCTATGATTAGGTTTTTACCTGCTTCTTCGAAATCCATATAACTCCCGTAAAAACAAACTTTCAAGTATACTGATGGAGGTAGTTCATGCCGTTCTTATCTACTCCAAAGGCTTTGGGGGTCTCAGGAGTTTATGCCATTCTAAACACTAATACTGGAAAAAGCTACATTGGAAGTTCTGTGGATCTCAGAAAGCGACTGCTGAAGCATTTTGATTTCCTAGAAAAAGGAGGCCATCACTCTTTAAAACTCCAAAATTCGTGGAATAAACATGGAGCAAACGCATTCGATTGTAAAATTTTAGAACTTGTAGGCAAAGAAGACCTCCTTACAAGAGAACAGTTTTTCTTAGATTTCTTTAAGTCTAGTGAAGAAGGGGGTTATAACATATCAAGGATAGCCGGATCTCCAATGAGTGGGAAAAAGCACAGTGCAGATACAAAACAAAAAATGAGTGAGCGAGGAAAACTGAGGAGGCATACTGAGGAAGAGAAGAAGAAAATAGGGGAAGCAAATTCAAAAAGAGTGTGGAAAAAAGAAAGCATTGAAAAAATGAGCAACTCTTTGAAAGAATTAGCAAAAACCAGGATTGATTCCGATACACTTAGGCTTGCAAAAAGTGAGGGATCTAAGCAAGGGTGGGCGGCAATTAAGTCCGATCCAGAAAAATATGCTAAACGATTAGAACAACTGAAGGTGAGTTTTAGGCATATTTGGACAGAAGAAGAGAGGGCGGAAATGAGTAGGAAAAGGAAGGGTGTAGCCCTGTCAGAAGAACATAGAAAAAAGATATCAGAAGGGTCAAAGGGCAAGCCGAAGTCAGAAGAACATAGAAAAAAGATATCAGAAGCTCATAAACTAAGATGTGCTAAAATTAAAAAAGCCGCTGAGTAGCGGCTTTTACGCGAAGGTGTCAATGTTTTGCCCTATCGCCTCGTTCACTATAGGTACAGGCTCTCGGCTTTCAGAGTCCATTTTTCTATGAGGTAAAGTAGAATAAGAACCCAGTCCTGAAATCCCCATAATTCGGGAAACTCTAAGACTATGCTTTGCCACTAGAACATTAGGTTTGATGTCGATCCAAGGAGGAATCAAAATGCCCTCCAACCAATCATGAAAAAGTCTTTGATAACATGAGAGGTGGCTCCAAGAGCTATGTCAATCGTTACAATCCAAAAAACGACTTTAACAGCGAACCAAGCTTTTTTACCCATGACATTAAAAAATTCGTGCATGACTGCTCCTTATTTTTGACTTTCAAAATTTCATGTCTAACTGCGTTTATTTGTGTGTTCTTATACCATTGATTCAGCCATTCATAATCTGGCTTCTCTCGGAGAGTGGAGGTTTCAAACAACCTATCTCCCTTTGCCATCAGTTCGTCAATGAGGTTGCTGACTTCTCCATTAGTGAGCTTACCATTACGGATGTCAAGCAGGAGTTCCTTTTCAGGACGAGGGTAAGTTACCGTCCCATACTCAAGGATTTCGTTCATTTCGCTTATAATGCGTACCGCATGATATAGGGCCTTCAAGTCCTTACCATCGTTCTCCTTGGCTTCCATGGCGCGAGTCCCGTAGGTTTTGCGAAGTTTGACCAGGGCATCCAACCACAGCTTAACAGTGGTGGTCTCCCCAAAGGATTTACCACAGATTTCCATCAAACGGGTCTCCACCTCACCCTTGACATCTGTCCAGAATCTAACCGTTGGGCGACCAGTAAAAGCCACCGTAAGTTGATCCCAGCAAAGTCGAGGGAGGAAGTTGGGGGGATAGCCACTAAGGAAGAAGATCACTTCATCTAAAAGCTGGAGCTTCTCACCTTTGAGGGAGTATTTGACAGCTTGATCTCGGGCATACCCAACAAAGGGCTTCAGAGCCTTGGAGACTACCTTGTCCTTGTTGAGAACCAACTCCTCCCATTCAGGAGTAGACTCCAGCCACATATTCTGGGGAGCAAATAACATAGAATAAGCCACAGTCTGACCAGAAGCCATCAGGTCAGCAAAAGCCTTGATGTAATACATTTCATGCTCTTCGTTTTTTTCCTCATCCTTCCACTGGATATTAGTGGGGGCAAGACTGACAAGCTCATCCAAAGACTGAGTGAACACACCCTTGAAATCCTTATCGGAGGTAGGCTGAGCCACACCATAAAGGTGAGAGCCGTATAGACATTTAAACAGGGTCTTCATTTAACTTCCTTTGTGCGTTGTTAGAGTTCCTTGTCTGGCTCTTGGGCAAAAACTATTCGCGGCTGTAGTGAATGAGTCTGCCGTGTTCCTCGGCAAACCCAGGACGATCCGGCTCCGGGGAGGAACAGCATTGACCTGGCTCTGCGCCACAAGTTGGGCACTTGCGTTCATGGGCATCGGAAGACCAATCAAAGGGGATGAGGTCAGAGTCCATCGTGGCTCCTGGGCAGGATCAACGCTTAACGCGAAGGTGACTAAGGAACTTGATAGGGTGTTTCAACCCACAGCGCCAGCAGGGAATGGCAAAGGTACAGCCGTGGTCACAACGCCAAAAGGTGCCACGGTCAATCATGATCGGGTGGGATTCGTAGGCATTCATGGGACTCCTGGACATTACTTGCGGTTGAGGGTTTCTCTGGCATCAGCTTTGACCTGATGGATGCTGCAACCTCGACCCGTTATGTCGCCATGCTCGGCGTAGTCCAGAAGGGACCGTAGGTCGTTCTCTAGATCCGCGACACGGGCTTTGAGTGTTTCATGGCAAGAGTCATCAACCTGTGAAGGCTTGTCGTGGTCGGTTCCGGCACATTCTGAGCATTTCATCTCGTTCCTTCCTCCAGCGGCTGCTGGACAGAATCGTCTGTCACTTCTATTATACTTAACTAGAAGGCGTTTACTCCTGAATATTATCGGACCCTTATACCACCCAGGCTAGAGTTTGTTTATCTTCAAGGCGAATTTCATAGCCAAAGAACTCAGAATCAGCAGTTACAATACCACTATCCTTTAGTCTCTCCAGCGTATCCCAATAGGCTTCTGACATATCAAATACATCTTCTGGTCTCATCAGAACAGATACAGATTCCACAAATTTACCATCAAAGGCAAAGGTATCTCGTAGTAGGAATGAACTTAAATGTTTAGGTTTCTCGGTTTCATACCACAACTCAACCTTAATTCGACCATGCATAGTTGCTGCTTGTTGAAATTTTTCAGCGATATCAAGGTTAATTACAATCCCTGGAACAGTAAGTGTTGCAGTAGCCATTGGTTACTCCCCACCAAGTAGAGCCTCAATAGCTGAGGCTAATTCTCTTCCTGTAATGGTAGAGCCTTCTTCTATGATTTCTTGGGGTTGTAGGCCAAGCTTAGATCCAATCAATTTAGCGGCGGCATCAGGTGAACCAGCAATCTCAATCAAGTAGCCCTCAGTATCAGAGGCATTCCAGAGAAAGAAAGAGGTGGATTCGCTATCTGCCCCCTCTGCTTGGAGTCCGTGAAGTAGTTTATAAAGCTCGGATACAGACCAGTCTTCAATGTTGGATTCAGCCCAAATATCCATTACTGAACCTTCAACACTACTCATTTTTTCTTCGGGGAGTTCTGGTTCTTCATGGATTAATCCACCATGTTCAACGTTTGTCCCGGCTTCACTTCTCTCGGCTTTGGTATCTGGACCGTGCTTTTCAGATGAAAGTGCTTCTGGATTCTCTAGTTTTAGGAAACGATCAAGGAAGGTATTTGAACTGGAAATAGCTAACTTGGTAAAGGATGACAAGGTTACTACTGATTCTGTTTGTGCATCTCCAAAATTACCGGATCTGATCTCTCCATTACTGACGTATACGAAAGCTTCATGTTTAAGGGAATAGCCTGAACCAGTTAGAAAATACAGAGAATCAGAGTTAACCGGAATAGCGACTACTCCGTAAGTAATATTATTAGCTTCTGCTGAGGCTTCCATGCTGGGGACAATGGGAGAATTGCCATCTACCATTCCGTAGAGATATAGGGCTCCTTTATCAAGATCCTCTCCCCACAATTGAATTAGGAGGTCAATCGCTGGCCTCAAATCCTCAATTTGCTCGGAGGATACGTTGATGTAATACATGGTAGCAACTCCCTTATTATAGGAACCGTTATTGCATTCCTCACTTGATAATACTAAATTGCTTCCTCGATTGATTCCTTCTGTTTTTCATATTCTCCCTTAATACCATTTACATGATTGTCAAGGGAAATAGCCTTATTTAACAAGGGATAAAAATGTTCTGGGATTTTCATATCCATGCCATTTTTGGATTTTGTGGTAAAGGCGCACATGGAAATGGAGAATTTATTTTTGTATTTTAACAAAATATCTTCAAATCTGGTGTTGTGGAATCCGATTAGAACAATATTGGACCCACTTGGTAGGTCTTTAAAAATCTCGTGAAGGTAGGTAGCTGGCTTATAGAACTTGCTTCCAATGTTTAGTCTTGAATCAATTGGAGTCATTCTAATTACGGTGGTACCAGTCTTCTCAACTGCGGCGGTATACTTTTCTGCTTGGGAGTCTTTAGTAGAGCCAAATAGAACCCAGCTTCCGCTACTAGGTGCAAATATTTCGTTTGCTAGGTAGGTTATCACATTCACTACGTACAGTTGAGCAGAGAATAACTCACCCGCTCTGAAGAGATGGGATGCCTCTATGATAAAAAAAGTTGAAGTCATGATAGTCTCCTATCAAGATTCTTAAAGTCCATTTACCTTCATATAAGCAACAATCTTTTCAAGCTCTTCCAGAGTGCCGTTACACTTAATTCTGTTAGCTCTCCAGGATATAACTCGGATATTCCCTGGAACATAACCTATGTCGGGCAGAAGCCTGTCTAGACTGGGTGAGTTGTCGTGGAAGTACCTATCACCAACTTCAAGTTTAATCCCAAGAACAGGGCAGATTTCTGGAATTATGATATCTTCTTTCACTAGACTATACGGCACTTTAAGTTTGTTGGCCCTACTACGGGCACTATTCAACATAATTGAACGGCTATCAGAATGATATTTGTTTCTTCTATGTTCGTTGTTACATTTGGGGCAAAGGTATCCTCTTGGGGGGCACACTCTTTTAACACAAGTGGTACCACATTTTGGACACACTTTGCCTGGTAACCTAGTTTGCCTTTTACAGCCACAGCTTACATTTGAGCCGCTGATCAAAGCTCCTTGCCCAATAAGTTTCTCTTTCCCGCATAACTCACAACTGCACCACCACCTAGCTGGGCCACTAGGGTAAGGTTCTCCTTGGCATAAAACTGTTAAATACCCGAATTTTTGATTTTTAATATCCAAAACAAATACCTCCATACAAGAGGCATTTGGTAGTCAGTTATTTGTTTACTATTAAACCCATGCTACTGCTTCTACTTTATCCTGAATATCCTGGAATAGCAATGGCACCAAGTTGTATAAAAGACGCAAAACTTCTCTTGCCACTACCTGCATATCTGGGTGAGCAGAGCTTGGGGTCCTCAGGGAAGCAAAGTTTCTGAGTGATCTAAGATTCATGGTGGTGACGATCTCAGTTTTCAGGTCATTGGTCAGAATCCCTCTAGCCTCTTGGGGCTTCCATCCTCTAGCTAGGGCTTCATTGTATTTAGCGATGCTCTCCACCTGAGCATAATACCAAAAATTTTTATCTTTGTCATCACGGGTAGCTAGGTGGAAGGGAAGGATGACCTTAGGAGCCTTTTTCCCATAATTTACATATCTAGTAGACTCTTGAGTGTAGCTTGCAATTCTATGTCTAACCAATTCATGAGTTACACCTCTAGAAGTGACAATCCTAAATGATAGGGAGATATGCTCCAATGTGCTTTCATGCTTTAGACTGAGAATGTGCTTCAGGATCTTTAAGTGGGAGTCTGGGCCAATTTTATCCTCGCTCTTGTAGGCAGTTCGGATTGCAGCCTCCAAATGACGCATAATCATCTCTCCATCAGGGGCCATCCCAATTAGCTCTACAGATGGGGTTATAACTTCCAAAGTATCCCAATTGTAGAATAGCTGGGATTTATCTTCTGCTAGTTTACTCTCTAGGAACTCCAGAGGATTCTTATATTCACAGGGCTCGGCCATTATTTTAACCTCATCAAAATATCTATATCTAAAACATCTACACCGTTGAAAAGCATATCATTGGCCACTTTTCTGGCTTTTTCTGGATTTTTACCGGCACTTATGACATCACCTATTTGTTCAAAAAAAGCTTTTCGAACATTGGAAGGGCCTTTTTCAAAGCACATCTCCTTCCAACCACTTTCTTTTCTAGAAGCAAATCTAACTTTTAGTAGTCTCTTAAGTTCTAACATATTTAGTTACCAAGCCTTCGTGAATCAACTCATCGAGAGCATCTGATTTAGCATCTCTAAGGATTATTACTGACTCATAACGAGGAACTAAGTGTAGAATAGCAGGATCAAAAATTAATCTTGAGACAATATAGCGAGAGGCCAAAGCCTTCTTTACAATGTCACCACCGGACTCTGATTGAATGGGCCATTTTAGTCTAGAAGAAGTCCATTTCCCATTTCCCTCTTCTGCCACTCCTGCCTTGTTACAAACAAGAGAAGTATCGAACATGAAAAGCTCCCCATCCAAATATGATTGAATTGCCAAGGGGGATAAATTGGATAGATTGTTGATATCGGCTAATGCCGGAGTCTTACCTAAGGGGGAAATTCTATAAGAGCTAGTCCCACGCTGCATTTCTCCCACAATTTTAGCGTTCTTGATAAGAGCCAAATCCAGATTATACTTCTTTTCTGATTCTTCCACTCCAGGCTTGTATTTTGCCTTTTTAGCTAATGGGGATTCTTCTAAAGAGGGGTAACTAGATTCAATAGGTTTTAAATCTTCCTGCATTTTATCTAGATCAAAGGAGAGACTGCCAGTCTGTAGGTTCAAAGCGATCTGTGTGACTAAATTGAAATCCTTGAGAATAGTGGAAAGCACGGCGGCTACTCTCTTACGATCATTGGGCAAAATAGATCCTGAATTCATGCCAGCAGCAACTAGGGCCTCATCCACAAGTTTTGTTACAAACATCTTGGCTCTAGTGGTGCGATCAAGATCAATAAAGACCTTCTCTTTAAACCACTTCACCATACTTTCTTCATCTTTCCAGACCTCTTCAATTAGCTTGGATAGAACAGCAGCCGCAGTAGTATAGATTTCCATTAGTATCTCCCAAGAGCGAATTGTAGTTGTAGATTTAACTTTTCATGACAAATTTCTACTTCATGAGGTAAAATATGCCAACGAAATCTTTGGGCTAACTTACTCAGAGTATCTGTAGCAAGATAGGCATGAACTTCATCTTCTATCACACTAGGACCATAACACCCCCAGCTTAAAAGCCTATTATGCACTGAACTACGATATTCTTCTGGTAACTGTGCAATAATAGCTTGTTGATTAGCCTTGTAGCTCTCGTTTAAATACCATAGAGCATGGGCTAATTCATGGTCTCCGGCCTTCCACGATGCCTTTTTAGCGGCATTATCGGCTGATCCAATAAGATAGTAACGTCCAGGCAATTTAAGGCTCTTTAGATGCTCATAAACCTTCAATTCAGCGGAGGTGATAGATGGAAATTTATCATAAAATCCATCAACATAATGACCTGGAATATTAAAGCCAGTGAAAGACCAATAAGGGTTAGCTCTGCCTCCATGAGTAGAGGGGAATGATCTCATATACTTTTTAAGACGAGAAGTGGTAAATATAGTGTCTTGAAATTTAGGGGATTCCGCATACTCTTGAGGGCGTACCAAAGCTTTTCCTAATTGTGTAAATGAATCAAAATCCAAGTGAACCAATCCAGGAACTGGCTGAGTAGAAGTAAAACTCATAGTCCCTCTTGGTGAAGTAGAACTTTCAGATCCTCGATCATACTATCTAGATCCCCCCATACTGTGACACCCTTACGGCCACAGCAGATATCCACATTGCCCTTACGATAGAAACCTTCAGGACAGCACACCATGATATCATTGTTGATATGCATACCTAGTTCAAGAAAAGTGATGGGTGCTTTGCTATCCTTAGTGAATACCACCAGGACTAAATCGCTGGCTTCAAGTCCATCTTGTTCCCAATTAACTTGTTCAGAGAACTGAGGATCAGATTTCTCCTGCTTCCATGAAGAATCCCAGTCATCTCTACGGGGATTTAAGATCAAGACCTCAAAATCTTTAAGGGCTTCAGATACCTTGACTTGCCAATCCTCAGCCGAACCCATATCAATCGCACCAGCTAGAAAGATAGTGAATTTGTCTTTAGTATATTTTCCTGGTGCTTTAACAATATCAGCCATTAAATTCTCCAAGCTGCTCGTTTAACAAGAGCTTCGTAAGTAGTAGCCTCTTCATCAATAGCTTGGTTTAGCAGCAACTCTAGTGCTTTAACAGCCAATGGCCCCTGGCCGGAGGCAACACAACTATCTAGAATACGAAGAATTTGAAGAGCAGATGGCTCATCATTCCAGTTCTTTTTGATGTCTTCTTTGATACTGGGATCTAACTGGTTATCGGGGCATTCTAGCATTATAGCTTTCATAGTTTGCATTTAATACTCGCACAATTCTTTGATCAAGGAAGCCAAGATAGGCTCATCTTTGCATAATGATTCAATTACGACAATTGGATCATCGCTAATAATCTCATCCACAGATTCGTTCATATCACTAAAAAATTTTCGAACTTCAGAATTGTCTTTTGATTTTTCAATCACTTTATCCTCAGTTCTAAATGCTTGAGCAATTGGTAAACAGGGCACCTCTACTTCTTTAATACGGGCTTTTTCAGCAGTAAATGTAAGAATTGAAGTTACAATTTTTCGCTCTGTCTCATCACTAGACAGAGCGGCTCTAGCTAATGAACCAAGATTAATATGTGTAACATTTCCAACTGTAGCTGTCTCAGTTCTAGTATGGTCATGTCCCCATAGCAATAGGTCGAAGTCTATGTCTTTCAATTGATTGTATCCAACGGTCCATTCTCCAAAACGTTCCCTTGAGTCCCCAGGAACTCCTGAAGCATGGACAATACCTAGTCTATAATCCACATCAGGATGCCTATCGCCTGAGTTCAAGAGAGCAGCCATAGTCTCCACTCCTCCTGCGTAATCAAATGTCTCTACACTGACCTTTACACTTTCATCCTCATTGGTAAAAATAACAGGCTCGTGATTAAGGAGATGACATACTCCGGCCTCAATCAAGACGCCGAGAGGCTGGCTAGGAATTGTGTCCATCCTATCAAACTGGATGTCATGGTTACCCGCAGCAGAGTAAATTTTGCCAGTTGGGTAGGACCCAAACATACGAATGGTCTCATTAATCATATTTAGGCTATTAGCCTTAGAATGACTACCTTTGATATGGAATATATCCCCACCACATAGGCACACACCATTTACTTTTTCAGTAAGTTCTCTTACAAAATCTAGCTTCCTGAATATTTGACTACGATAAGCATCAGATCGTCTACCGGGAGCAACCGCAGACAAATGAATATCAGTAATCCATGTGAAAACTACACTAGAATTAGGTAGTTTTATAACCCTGTAATTCATTTGATTCCTGTTCAGTTGTTAGAAATTTTGCAAATTTTTCATCTTCTTCGTTAATATGAACTTGTAGCAAATTTTTTAATTCGGATAAATCTTGGCAAAACACAGGAGTTGAGGATGACAGGATCTTTCCAAAATAGTCTTGAATACCCTCATGGATAGCCTCATGTTCTTTGGCCTCTGGGAAACCACAAATTCGCATGTAGGATTCCTCATCCTCGAAATTGGTGGTTAAATGGGCCACAAAATCTGACATAGCCTTAGCTCTGCTAGCTTCGCACATAGGCAAAGTATCAAGTAAACCCATCATAGCCTTATGCTCTGCATTAAGGTCAGTTAGCATCTTCATTCTGATCTGCATGTTTTTTCTCCAGGGCTTTTGTGGCAGAAGCAATAAGTTTATCGGCCCCCTTATATGTTTCTTCTAAAATTGAAGATCCCATTTTGTTTAAGAGGTATCTTAATTGTGCCACGGTTTTTAAGAACTCTTCTTCGGTTACTAGATTCTTTTTATCAAAATGAATCTCTACTTCAGCGGAGTCACACAAAGCTTCATCGGAGGAAGTGGAGAAATTAATATCACGCTTCCCGCGCCTGAAGTTAACTACAAGTTTAGTCGCCATTTAGATTCATATAGGAGGCTACAACAGTTAGCTGCCCCTTAAGAAAATTAGAGTCTTTAGCTAGAAGTAGTAGCCAAGGCACAGATGGAACGGATTCAATTTCTAGCTCTGGAGCCCCTACTGTCCACCATTCTAATTCTTCATCAGTGGTAGTACGAGCGGATTTAAACGCAGATTGACTTATCAGAGAAAAGCAATGAACAACAAAATCTTCACTACCTAGAATTCCAAGGGGTCTCCAACCATCTTCAGAAACAAAGACACCCGCCTCTTCAACAAACTCTCTGGACATAGCTTGAACAGGGGTTTCCCCCTCTTCAATTTTTCCACCAATACCATTGAGTAATCCTGATTGCCATTCAGGGTGATTCTTTCTAATGAGTAACACAGAATTCATGGTCTCATTAAATACAAATCCAACAACATACTCGTTCATCGTAGAGCCTCCAATTTTGTGAATAAGCTCTCTACTTCAGAGAGCCCTTCTGATAATTTATTCTTTTTACTCTCTAGTTCGGCTAAGAGCTTCTTTGATAATTCGTTTAGCTCTTCTTCAGACATAGTGGCAACATCATAACCCTCACCTTTGAGGCTATCGAGTATTTCTGTTACTTTATGTTCTTCTACAGCAAGAAGTTTTTTAAATTCATCTTGCTTTTTAGTGAGAGTTAGGACCTTTTTATTGAGGTCAGCGATTTCTTCATTGATGCCCATGTTTTTCTCCTGTGTTGAAATAGTGACCGCAATTAGGACATTGGACACCATCGTTTTGTAACTCGACTAAACGGTCAGTCAATAGCTGATACTCACTATTGAACTCAGATATCTTAATTTTCAAATTTTTCTGGGACTCCATAGATTCAAGGTAATTAGTTACCATAGTTAACAAGGTCTTGATGCCTTGAAGTTTTTCTATATTTTGAATCCATTTATCACTATTAACTTTAGTTATTGCTCTAAAAGATTTGGCTTTATTGACTGATGTAGTATACTTATTAACTTTTGGAATTAACTCCATTAATTTAATAATACTAGCTGTACGAGGAATTTCAATAGAGGCCCCATTTAGGTAGTTATTTCTAGAATTGGCTGATCTTATGTAATTTCTAATAAGTCTGGCATGATATAAAGCACTCTCTAGTTCATCAAGAGATGGGATAGGTCGCTTGATTCCGCTAAGAGCCCCCACTTTACGTTTAACAAGAGCAAGATGCTCTAAACTATTTAGAGTGGCTTCTAAAGTATCACACTGTTCTGATAGGGCCTCTAGGGGCTTTGTGGCTTCATCAAATTCCGTTACTAATGAGGCTAACAATGCTCTTTTAAGTTCAGATTCTTGAATATCTGTGGCTATATATTTAGCAGTAGAAGTGAGTTCTGCATTCTTCAAAGAGGCTTGCTTCTTACCGGAGTTCAATTTCTCAGTAGAAGAGAATAAACCGAAGATTGCGTTAAGCTCATTGGGGCTTAGTTCCAACATGAATTGTTGACCAAATTGGCCAGCAAAAATAGGGTCCAATTTTACCCCGCCTATATCCACAGAGCCACACTTAAGATCCTCCATAGCAGGAGGAATTCCGCCAGCTAATTTAGAAAATTCAGCATCTCCAATAGTGTAATTAGTGGTCTTAGCGTTTCTGGATAGGGCTATAACTTCACCTTCTTCTGGTTCCAGGGTTATATTAACCTCTTTCTCCCCATAGGTGATATGATTAGCTCCTACTTCATTCCTTAGAATCCCTCTAAGAGAACGTAGAATGGCCGACTTTCCACGATCCGAAGGCCCCACAATAACTGTGAAACCTTTAACGGATAGATGGAAACTCTTCCAAGACTGGAAATGTCTACCAGATAGCTTAAATGACTTTCCCAGCATTAATTGCTCCAAGTGTTTGGAAGTTTGAGCAAACTGGGGTTAGCCTCAAGCTTTTTGAATTCTTCGTACCTATCTACCAGATGAGCAAGAGGCTCTAACGTTCCAATAGTCCATCTAGTATAATTCTTATCCCCAAGCATTAAGGCGTGGAGCAAACCGACAGCGGGATCTGGACCCAGATCAAATTGTATGGAGGACAGATAAATAGTTTTGGGTAGGTCCGTCCTATAAGCAGAAGCCAAGGGATTAGCCTTAGTTCTATCATTTGACAAGAAGCTATGTCCAAAAGCTAAGCAATAACCCTTGGGGAGACAGAAAAAGAATTCGTTTTCTCTTTTTGTGGAGTAAAGGGTATAAGGGATAGGTTTCTTAATTGGTGTCTTATTAGACATTCTATTAGCTTTTTCTACCCATTCGGAGTCTTCAGGGACTAAAAGATTCTGACTTCCATCTCTCACAAAACGAAAAGTTCCTGAAATTTCTCCACCAGGGCTAATAGTTTTTCTTTTGAAAATATCCAACATAACACGTTCACGAAGATCGTATATATGACCATATTGATCCACTACTTTATAAGCTTTTCCACCTTCTTCTCTAGATTCAAGATCAATAATACGAAGAATAAAACCGCCATTCAATATTGTTTTGAATGGCATCTTATTGCAAGACCAGCCTCTTGCTCTTTCATTTAATTGAATATCATCTGAATCTACAGCAAAAGAAGAACGAGCCTTAATAGTTGAGCCAAGAACAGGACTATTATATACGTCCTTTACTTGGCTATATACATTTAAATGAGAGGGATTAGGATTGCTCATCTGACTCTCTGACCATTAACATATAATTGAGTGCCAGGAATACCTTGAGTTCCTTTAGTTTCAGGATACACAATTACACCAGAGCGAAGTGGAGTAGGAACCCATTTGATTTCAGGAAGTTTAGTGCAACTAGTAATAGCGTCACTTAAAATATTAGTATCAAAAACAAATGCCGTATCTCCAATTACTAAAGTATTCTGGCCAGTTTGATCAGTAACAATAATCAACTTACCCGGAGGATCATCATTACCTACAATGTATTGCTCTACGCTGTACTGGTGTCCATTCCCCGCTGGAGCCCTTCTGATGGCCTCCTGGATATCAAAGGCGGGAAGTCTACCAGTAGAAGCCAGGATAGGCCCTACAGCCTTATCCTGGACATCTATGGTAACAGTGAGATTTTCTCCACTAGTAACAGTAAGGATATACTCACTGGCTCTTATTTTAATTCTAACACTAGACTCTAACATGAGTCCCCCTTATAGGTCATCATCGTCAAAAGCGGTGACGCGAACTACATTTTCTTCTTCTTCAACGCTTTCAGAGTCACCAGCTAAGAATTTATCATTTTGAGTAATTTCAGTTGAATAACCACCCTTATCCTCTTCAATTGCGGCGGCTACAAGAACCTTTAAACGAGCCAAAACTTCAAAATCAGGCTCGGTTACTAGATTACGAATAGCTTCATCCTGAGAGTCGTAGGTAGCAATAGGCTTGTCCTCATTACCCACAATATACTTCTTACCCTTATTTTTGATAAGGCCATAGTTACGAGCTAGCTCACGAACAGAAATCCAGTCATCTAGGCCGAACCCAGGACGAAGCCAAAGATGATACTCACGATAACCACCAGTGGTGGCCTTGTTCTTGATTATACGAACTTTAACCTTAGTGGCAACATAGTCACCCTTATTATCACCCGGTTCTAGAATAAAAGGATCTGGAGTTCCCGTAGCACTCTTGTAACCACCGGCCCTATAAGCCTTAGCTACATTAACTTCAATAGACACGGAAGGGATAAAACGAACTGAATTGCCTCCAGGCATAGTATAAGCTAGATTGGTGATAGAAGGGTATTTAACGGCTTGCATTGCTTCTTGGGTCATCTCAATTCTAGCACGAATCTGGTTAACCATGAGGAACAAGCAATCGTACTTCATAGCATAGGGCATGAGAATATCAAAGAACTTCTGCATACCTCTAGCATGTTCACCAACCTGAGCCTTCATAGCCTGACCACTCATGATGTCTTTTTCATCCACCATAGACTTCATACGAGGAATAGAATCAAATACGAATAGCTTAACTCCGGCCTTCATAAACACGATGGTTTGCTTGATAGCCTCATCCATGCTATTAGGTCTGTAGACAGCCAGAGCAGAGCGACTAGTGTCTACTCCGATGTCACGAAGATAATTACCTGTGCAAGTTCCCTCAAAATCGAAGATAACAACAGGCTCATCCTCGGACTTTTGATAAGCCTTAACGAATGAGTAGCAGAGTGTGGACTTACCGCCGTGTTCCTTACCATGAATATGATAAACACGACCACCACGAGGAAGGCCCTTTAAGCGGAGTACGTTATCAAATACGATTGAGTTAGTGGGAGTGAATCTCTCATCAACATCGCACTTTAGGACAGTTGGGCCATCCTCCCCCATGATGCTCAAAGCCTCTAGAAATGAGGACTTAACATCTTTTGAATCAAATGTTGCGTTTCTTAAAGTCTTCTTTGCCATATCTACTCCTTAGATGGTTACGGTGATTTTAGTTAGTCTTTTCTTGGGTGGGACTCGTGCATCTTTAACACTAATACTGTAAACGGTAGGAGCAAATACAAACCAATAAGCAGGATTGTAAATAATCCCCTTCTTGACCATTCTTTCATTCCTGCCTTTACCCTTTTTAACATCTGTGAAATCAAATAGAGCAGCGGAAATTTTATCCGGCACATCATCAATTTCTTTACCCATTAACATATCTGATAAATATCTGCCGAATTGGGCTAGAAGGATAGCATCACAGGCATCTGAGTCAATACCTGGGAAGTCATCGGCTGGAGCATAATCATGGGATTTTGCTATATTTTCGTGTTTGTTATTTCCTTTAGCGGTCAGACCTAAGCATGACCTCATGGTCATGGCGTTTACATGCATGACACAAATTTTAGAATAATCAGAACGATCCCTTATTTCTGACAACACCTTAGCATGGATGATTTTATTAATGGTATTTAAGTAGTCATTCCCAGGTGTTGGAGCCTCCATGACTATGATTAAGCCAGCATCCATAGCCCCGTTTTTCAGGACAGACTCAGTGATGTAATTGGCCATCATAACGGATCTAATCCAAGATGGAGCCTTTGAGTCATCAGGCTTTAAAGAGTTAATTGCAGTCCAAGTATAGGTATCTTTATTATTATCCATAATAGCTAGCCCTGTCCTACTAAGAGAGGGATCAATCCCTACAATAGTCCAGGAGATTTCATCGAATTCTGGTGGTAACTTTATTCTATCTTTTACACTTGGTTTTGGCTTTGCTACTTTGGCCATGATTACCTCAAAAAATTGAGGCTATTGGATAAACGTCATCCAATAGCCTCAGCACTATTATGGGAATTACAAATCTTGATTATCCCCATCTTCATCGCCATCGCTACCAATGGAAGAAATCAAAGCCTTCCATTCAAGCGGCGATAGTCTCTTACCAAGCTTTTTGGTCAATAGCACACCATCTTCAAACTTGGCACAAGCTGCCTTAATTTCATCGGTAAGGCCCTTCTTCTTCCAACGAGCCTCAGAGGAAGCACGGCTAAACTTGTAGCCAATGCCATTCTCACGATGGGTCATAACAATATCAAAACCAGTGACATGCTCATCTTCCTGCACTAGAGCGGAGATATCCGAGAAATTGGTCTGAGAGAGATTAACATACTTGATCTCATACTCAGTAGCTTCAACTTCCTTGGTGTACTTTCCGGTCTTGGAGTTCGCGTTAGTGTAGTGAACCACCACAGCTACGAACTGGAGGTTTGGCTTGCCCAATGACTTGCAGCAAAGTCCCTCACCCTCATCAGAAGTAGTGCAACGGAAAGTGCCCTTCTTGTCAATGTAGTGATTGTGTGCTTTCTTGGTCTTCAAGAAAGGGACGATGGCAAAACGAGAGGCTGAACCCTTCTCAGGACGAAGACGGTCTAGACCATCCCCACGATACATGAGCTTTTCATCACCAAACTCGCAGTCATCGTCATCACTAACAACAACGTCAACCTTTTTCTTGTCCTTAGAAGAGAAATCATCATCATCTTCGATAGGCTTCTTACCCTTACCCTTTTGAACTACAACTTCCTCTTCGTCTTCAAACTTCTGCGCCATTTATGGCCTCCTTGTTAGATAATACTGGTTTTTTGAACTTTAAATTTGACAACGATTGTCTAGAAAGGAATCTCTTCCTCTTCGTCATCATCAAAGGTAACTACCTTTTTCTTTGGCTTAGTTTCAGTCTTTTCTACCTTAACTTCTTCCTTTACTACTACTGGAATTTCTGCATCATCGTCATCATCAAAAGTAATCTTTTTCTTTGACAAGGGGACAAGAGTGGCTTTACCGGCTTTTACTAAAATATCTCCAGCGAAGTCATCATGAAGTGTAGTAGTTTCAGCAGGAGCATGGCTCTCAGCTACAAAAGAATCAGGTTCTTGCATGACTATTTCTTCAGCCTCTACGGGTGGTAAAGGGGTGAAATCCCCTTGATAAGCGGCCATGAATGCCTCTCTGTCTTTTACTAAATCCGTTAATTCTTCAGCCGTTATCCCGTTAATGGTGATAAATTTACCTAAATCCTCTTCGGAGACTTCTTCTGCTACTATAACAGCAGGAGAGGAGGATTCAATGATCTTATGAATGCCTTCAGGGACCTCTACTTGATCAGCCCTACGTCTTTCAACATAAGCGGGGTCTTCATCTAAATCATCAAAGCCATTATCAGGAGACTCTACAGGTTCAGAGTCCTCAGTAAAACTCCAATGTTTCTTAAGCAGAGGGAAGCTGTTATCACCAGCCGATCCTACCCCATTAAAGGGTAAATTTACAATAGATGCATTAGCTTGATCAGTGCCTAGCTTGTACTTCTCTTGAGCGATCTTCCTCATTTCTTTTAGATGAACCACCATGACCTCAACGGCGGATAAAAGTCCGTCAATATTAAGATCAGTGTCTCCAATTAGTCTAGAGAATTCAGATTCTGCCAAGGCTTTTTGAGTGGAGGCTGGAATCTTGACTCCTGCCTCTTTCAGCTTTTCTGAGATAGCGATTTGATACCATGCAGAAAAAGTTGCAAGTAGGTTGTTGCTTAAGTGGAGGGCAGATTTAAGCTTTCCCTGGAAATAGATAGCCTTCATCTGTGCTACTTCAATCTTATCCGTCACTTGCTGTAAGGCTGTAGATAGTTCTACTAGATAAGACTGTGCCCCACCTGGAGGAATAGCGGCCATCAATTCAATTCGATCAATGCCTTTAATCTCTTTGTTCAGGATATTGAAATAGTCTTCAAATTGATAAGAATTGGAATCGGTTTTGTAAGTGAGGCTAGTCTTAAGGTTTGCGATCTGGCCAAGAATAGCGGTATCTTTTAAAACCACTTCTGCTTTTAGTTCATTCAATAATTGCATTAGCTCTCCGGTGTCTCTGAATTATTACTGAGAGAAGCGAGATGTTCTCTCATCTTTTTTACACGAGCCTTTGCCTTAGTGATGGCAGCGGCAGCATCAGTCCCACTCATCTCTCCTGCTGCGTACTTAGCAATATTGAGGGATTCCCACATAGCTAAGTGCATGTCTAAACTTTGATTAACTACTTCCTCAATATTGTCGAAGCCCACACCTTCAGTTCCCTCCGGAACTTCAGCCTTCATGTTGAAAAAACGACTTTGGCCTGCACCATAACTGACATCTTTAATGTCAAGACTCAAGGTCATTCCCGTTATTGATAGACGCCTTTCGTTTCCACTCATTAACATGCTCCTTTAAATAATTAATTCTGTCATCCATCTCTGGTAGGAAGTCCAACAGTGTTACATCCACACCTGGGATTCCGTTACCTGAGGCTAATTTTACTTGAGGGGTTTTGCTTTTCACTATTAAGTCAACTGTATTAGCTCTAGTCAATTTCATAGTGGGGAGATTTAAAACTAATTGTCTAAAACTTGAAGTCATTGATGGATGTTGATCAATAAACTGTGGCCTAGATTTTACTACAATCCAGGTTGGATGACCCGCAGATTGCCTGTTACTTATTACGAATTCGTGCCACTGCGAAGCCTTCTCATAATGCAAGAAAACTGGAGCATTGATAATAAGAAGGTCTACAGAGTATAAAGCCGCCATTTGTTGGGCATTATCCCCACTGGGAACTGCATGAGACATTAGTTCTGTGGGGGATACAATCTTCCAACTCTTTTCAGGCATTTTGCGCCTTATTAGCGCGGTCCTAAGATGAGCCTGCCAAATACCATTGTCCTCACATTCAATGCATAAATTGGTACGAGCTTTAAGTGGTTCTAAGAGCTTAGTTGACTTTAAGAAATGAAAGTCCTTAAGAGGACTAGTGTACTCTTTTAATAGGGCGATACCGATACAGGTGCAGGGCTCCCTGAGATTCTCCCCTATGGCAATTGTTTTGTTGCCATGACACTTAGGACAAACTGAGGTCTCCGCCGAGAAGACTGATATAACCATTAAAACTCCCACTTAGCAAGGTCAGCCTCACTCACTGATACTCTCTTTTTCTCTTTCTTTTTACTCTCTGGTTGATCAAAGGACATTTTGTAATCAGAACCTTCTAATTCAGCCTCTTTAATCTGCTTGCCACTAATGAAATCCCCCATCTTTATATTCTTAACATGTGCCTTTAGAAGCTTTAGGAATTCAGAGTCATCATTAACCATTTCCATACCTGATGCAAGGTCCAAATCATTGGAGTCATTGAGTAGCCCTGCGGAATAGGACTCTCCCAGGATAGTCTCAAATAGCTCTCCCTTGCCCTTTAAGGTGTCAATGGCATATTCATCTATGGTTCCTTTGGCGGGGACTACATGAAGCGTACAGGCACTATGGGGGCTTGCCATTCTAACCATACGACCAACTAGCTGAATAAGCACTCCCCAACTCCAAGGAGCGTCTAGAAGAACCATGTGAGCCGCTTGCTGTAGATTAACCCCCTCAGCAGCAGCGGTATTGATAAATAGTAGGTTGTAATTAGGGTCATTCTGGAATAATTGTTTATTTATTTCACGTTGTTTCTCATTCTCGGCTCCAGTGATACGGAGGAATTTGCGATCCGTGAAATGGCCGTTCTTGGTAATGGCTTCGAAACGGTCAATCCAAGTCCTGAATTTGGTAAATACAATAACTTTCTCTCCTGCTAGATCACCTTCTAGTAAATCTAATAAAACCTCCTCTTTAGGGGATAAATTCTTAGTGTGGAACGCCTTTAAATCATGTTTTTCTAGAAGACATGGGTGGTTAGCAATCATTTGAGTGACAGCTAACATAGTCATGGCATTATCAGGATCACGCTCTTTCTCATAAAGATCCCCATGAACATCCTTTTTCACCATAGGCGGGAGAATGTATTCCCCAAGAGGGATATCGTGCAAAATAAGCTTAGATTGATACTTATCGAGGTCCACTGGATGATAAATAGTAGACAATTTTGGTAGCGGCTCTTTAACCTGAGCTTGGGATCTACCATAATAAAAGGGTCTCATTCCCTCTTTGAATTTTTTAACATTTTTATAACCCTCTAGCTGATCTTTGTAAATACCCTTACCAACATGAACTTGTCTATAGATACAGAATTCTGACCTAAATGGTTTCATGGGGCCAAAGGGACGAATGCCAATTGCTACTGCAATAGAGTAAAATTCATCTAGAGAATTTTGAATGACAGTAGCGGTCATGGCCCAAATAGCAGCAATATAAGGCTGAATTTTAAGAATCATCTTTCTATTTTGAGAGGTGGTTGATTTAAATTTTTGGCACTCATCTGTGATTAAAATGAGCCTATCCCCATATTTTTTCATTAAGGCTACTAGAGCTAATACTTCTGGAGAAGTCTCTTCTTTTTGGCCTTCGTTTACAGGATTACCATCTTGGTCAAATTCTCCCTCTATAGTCCTTCTTCGGCCCACTAGAGAGGAATATTTGCAAACTAGGACATCTGTATCACCATTAAATAGGTCCTCAATTTGTTCTAGTCTAGCTTCAGACCCCTTCTTCTTCTTATACTTATCTTGAAGTACTTCAACTTTTAAAGTGGAAAAGTTCTCATACTCACTCTGCCATTGATAGGTAGTAGATTTAGTCCCGAAGACGATCACCTTCATCCCTGGACGTTTGTGTAAATGATAGGCTGATCCTACAATTGCTGAAATGGTTTTACCTAACCCTACTGCATGACCATCAATGTAACGATGCATCTTGATCATGTGGGCTATAGATTGAGTTTGGTAATTACGAATATCAAAGGGCTTACCGGTTTTAGTTATCTTTCGAATAGTTGGGGGGATCTGAATTGGAATTGGACCCTCTTCAGGATCATGACATCTGATTCGGTACAGTAACTCAAGGGTCTTGTGAGAAAGACCCATTTTGTCTGTATAGTCTGTGATTAAAGGACAAGCCTCTTCCTCTTCAGCTATCACCGTTCATCTCCTATGAGCTATTACTGCTTCTTAGCACATTCTAGCAAGGAGGAGGTGACTGATGAAAGATTCAAGGAGGATGATCTTCCGTTTTCTTTGATTTCTAATTTCATATGATGGTCTAAAGTAAAGGCTCCAAATCTACTATCTGTGACCTCTACCATGGTCTTGTCTAAAGATTTTTTGAGTTCGATCCTATCAAACTCTATTCCGCAGACTCGAAGGTTAACAGGAACGGCCATTTCAATGGGTCCTTCCCTTTTGGGCCTCTTTAAGACCCTCAGCAGTGATTTCAAAAATGCTTTCGCCGGTTTCCAGAATGACATCTATTGTTCTCAAAAATTTTCTATTTGTTAAGCGGTGCATGACAAGTTCATCATCATACGGGAGTTTAGATTCTTTAATTCCGTTAGGGTAGAAGTCTCTTACCCTTTCCAAAATTTGGATGGCCTTTGATTCGGCGGATTGCATAATCTAACCTCATACTTATGATGCACGAAGATCCAATATTGGTCGGACTTTGTGATTATAAAGTATTAAAGTAATTACACTACCATACGTTACAATATTTCCTTAAACTGCTTGGCGTCTTAGCCCAGAATCACACTGGCTGATACGCAATCTTAACAGATTTTTGAAGTTATCTACCGGAACAACATTCCAATTGAATGTTTTCATGTCCATCATTTCCACATTACCATCTAATTGTTCAAATGACTCAGGATTAAACTTAGAATCTCGTAGTTCAATTTCACCTGAAGGAGTAAGGAAAGCTAGAAAATCTTTACCATTCTTTTTAACCATTAACATCTTAGAGTTTCCTTAAGATTACCGAATAGAGGGGGAGAGGGGAGGTCTGTGACCTCATCTTAAATATGATTTAAAAGTTGATTTAACTCACAGTTTTTTATGAAGTAAAGTGTTATTCCACCCACTACTCTTTTTTACATAATTTGGGTCAAGAAGGCCAAGATCAACTAATATAGCTCTTACATCAGTATGATGGGGATTAAAATTGTCCGTGACTTCTTCTACCATATCTTCAAATTTTTCTTCACTAGATTTAGATGCATCGTATAGGGGTTTGAACTGCTCCAAAGTTCTAGCCATTTGTTCCCTAGTTACTACTCCACCAAAAACCCTGTCAAACGAAGATTGGGTGCATCGCTGAGAGGAGGTTAGATTTCCTAAATGCCACTCTGGAGTAATATCGGCAGGAGCGGTGATAGTGGCATTGGGGTTGCCTTCTTTGGTTTTTTCATTCATTTTCTCGACAGCTTCGCGGATTACATTGAATACATGAGCTTCAGGAGAATCAGGAGAATTAATAAATTCGTTTAGTTTCGCTTTAGCTGCTAATTCTTCTGTATCATCAATGGGCGGTAAGAGTTCGTCCATCTGCTCTTTGATATAATCCTCATGTGCTGTTTTAAAGCAATCTAAATCACAGTAGCTTCCATTTGTAATATCGCTGTAAATAGCCTCGTGTTCGTCAAAATCAGTCCCACATTGATCACATTCAATGCGGTGAGATTCATAGTCACTTTCACTTGGAATAATAATACCATCATCCATGTAGCTAGAAATTCTTTTATCGTATTTAGCAAGAAACGCAAAGAGTGACCAATACTGATCATCTGTTACTACATAAGCTTCATCAGTATCCCCGTAGTATTCCCCAACATCATTCCCATCAATGTCCTGGCATTCAATTCTTTGTGAGTTAGGGGGAACATAATATTGAGCAAATTTATCACTACCCATATATTCCTCTTCGTCACCCTGATAGGTTTCATCATGGGTAGTGATAACATATAGAGGAGCTTTGGATAGATAATTCCTAGCATGACTCTCACCTTGAGTACACCAATGAGTTCCCGTTGACATCAGCATAGAGGCTTCTACTGTGGTGACTCGGTAGAAGTCGAAGTGACCCATTCTTCCCAGGTATTCAACTCCGTCCCTTAAATATTTTGCTTTATTTTTTTCGATATCTTTCAATTGGTCTTTTTTAGACAGGTCTTCTCTAGTGATATTATCAATCATCGTTATAAAATAAGCGGGGGGATAGGAGTTAATATCAGTAGAGTTGTTAAGCCTGAATTGAGGACTGTTTTTAAGACGTTCAAATACTGCCAGCCTGTCTTTAAAATCAGTAGTCAAATCTTCTATGGTTCTGCCACCAGCTTTATAGGCTTTCGTTAGCCATTCGGTGTAGACACCATTAGGGGTTGGATCAACATCTGCAATTTTATCAAGAACGACTCTATCCAGTTTATACTTATTGGCTAGAGCATCTTTCTTGGAATCTGAAGCAGCGGCCACTTTACCAGCGTTCTGTCCAGTCCTTTGAATCTCAAAATCGAAATCTTCTCCTTCGGTGGAAAAGCTAGCTACGTCACCTAGAGTCTTGTTGTAGAAAGGTAGTTGTTTAACTCTAGATATGACTATTTGAGGGGATACAGACCCCTCCACAATTTCTTTAATTTTTCCGGAATTATAGAGATGCTGAACCCAATAGTATAGGAATTTAGGGTTAACCTCTTTGTCCGTGACTTTGACTTTTATAGTATTGCCGACAGCCGCAGCCAGTTTTGATTCAAATTCTAGCATCACTCACCAAGATAAGCCTTCATACTAGATAGGCAAATTGGAATTATTAGACGCTAACCTATCATGATGGTATTGAGTTAGTACGCCTTGAGTTGGACTATAGGCACTTTTTAGACAATCAGGGCACCATGCATTTAAGTTATTATCTACAAACATGGGAGTTCCGTGGGTAGGACAAATTAAGTGACTCATGTAAACATCCAATCTGACATCCAATGATAAAGCCTGTAAAGGGACATCTCTAGCCATGTTAATTCTCTGAGAGTAAGAGTTTTATCCCATCCAATGCTTGCTATCTTATAGGGCTTTCCTCCAGTTTTATAGGTATCTCCGATTTTAAATTGTGGCTCTTTTTCTATATAACTTGACTCTATAATGCGGCGAGGGCCACCAACTATCATACTGCCTCAAAATAGGATACTATCCAGCCATTTTTGTACACTTTATGAAAATGAGTATTTTCACTAAACTGAGTTGGTAAAGTTACATCTTCTTTTAATTCGGTAATTGCTTCAATGATTGTTAAAAATACATCGGTGCCTAGAAGAGTTTTGGACCCATTTTCATCTGTTTCTGTAACATGCACTCTTTTTTCCACAGACACTTTACCAGTTAAAATGGGGTGCTTTGACAGAATAAGATCCGTAGTATCAAAACAGAACTCTACAATTTTCATTTCATTTTCTTTCCAGCTTCATAGGCTATAACGAAAGCCGCACCTGTTTTCAACCAACCATTGAGCCTTTCACGTTTAACCCTAGCATCAGCATCTTTGACTAATCCATTTAAATTAGCTTCTCTGGCGACATGCTCTGCATTAATGGCATCTTTCTCTGTAGATATCTGATTACCTTTTTGAACTTCAAGATTCAGCCCATCCACTTGTTTAGTTAAAGCTCCAGTGAGCCCAACTTGAGTAGTATAAGCGGTCTCCAACTGAGGAATACGGAGGCTTTCCTTATACCAAGTCCAAATTGTGGGTACATTCTTAGTTGGGGTAGTAGCTGATCCGAGCATAGGATCTGTTCTAGGTTTTGGCACAGTAAGTGTGAATCTAACTCCGGAAGAAGCAATATCTGTTACAGCAACATTAACATCTGTAGGTGGAGCCGTGACAGGAGCGGGTGGTGGATTATTGGCAACTTTGCCCTTCCACATCTCTACTTGATTCTTTAGGACAACATTGGAGGCAGTGAGAGCGTCTTTATCTTTCTGATCAGCCGCAGCCTTGTCATTAAGGACTTGAAGCTGCTTCTTGAACTCATTGTCCTTAGCCTTTTCAGCGGCCTCTTGTTTATCTTTGTACCCACACCAAGCTCTCCACCCTTGCCATGCAACAGCAAGGAAGACACAAATGCAGATAATGATGAGATATTGCTTAATTACCATGCCTGCTTTGTTTAATCCAGCAGTTACTCCATCCAATAGCGCCATTTTATCTCCTTTGGCCAAGAATTCTAACGTAATTCAAGCAGCCGGTAGCGGTGGAATCTAGGGGGTTAGCCGATGCTCTAGCTTCACCAACCTTGAATCTCACATCCAAGTTACCCATGAAGACTTCATTAAATAAGTCCATGAAACCAACTGCCTTAGTAGTTCCACCTGAGATTACTACAGGGATGGTCTCGGCAATTTCAGTACGATGTTCATTCATACCGAAGAATACGTTTGTGGCGTGAACCAGCTTAGTTAGAAGATCACGATACATCATGCTAATAGCCTCAGCTTGGCGTTCTGTCTTGGTATCATCAGAGTCCTGCTTGTCCAGCACTAGACCAGAAGTTACATTAACACCACGCTCTTTCAAAAGGGTAATGTGAGACACCAGAGAACTAGTCTGATCAGCGGCAGCATTATCAATAAAATCCCCGCCAAAAGGCAAAGAGAATACGCGAACAGGTAGGCCCTTATAGACTAGGGCTACGTTAGTCATACCGGCACCAAAGCTAATAAATAAGCCGGTAAGTGGTAGTTCCCCTTTCTTGGGAGTAATGGTTTCAGCATAACCAATGGCAGCGGCCTCATTCAAAGGCTTAGCTGTGAAGCCAAGATCAGTGATTAGATTCTTGAAAAATCCTGTATGGAAAGTTAGTCCAATATCCTGGGAGGGTTTGAAATTAGCAGGCTTGTCTGCATCAAAGAGAGGACCGGGGACAGAGAAAGCCACTAGCTCTTTCTCAACCGCAGGCTTGCCTAGAATTTGAGATAGGATAAGCTTGAGGATTTCCTTACCATCTTCTTCCTTGGGGCTAATAAAGCCCTTGGAAAGCGGTCTACGAAGCTCTCCTCCTAGAACACCAACTAGGTTGATGGCATCATTACCAACAACATAGAGTTCGTTGGAGCCTTCAATGTACTCAACACCAGAAATGTCAAGAGTTGGAGCATTATCAAGGGAGAGAGCTAGGAAGCAGTCTCTAACGGAAGATAGGTCTACCGTCTTTCCTTGGTCGGATTTTGCAGATACGATATACGCAGTTCCAATATCCACTCCGCATCCGTTGAATTCTTTGTTATCAGCCATTTCTTACTTCTCCTTTGAAGAAATTACTACACCGTCTTTTATTTCCATTTTGATTACTGAATCCTTACGCTTTCGTTTGTCTTGCTTGGGGTCATTATCAGACTTCAGAGGAATCATATCATCCGTGTCTAGTTCCTTAATACTCTTCGGAGAGATTCTCCATTGCTCTCCGTGCTTTAAAATTACATCTTTATACGATTTAATTTCAGGATCATCCTTGAATAAGACCTCCATGATAATTTGCTTAAGAACGAAATACAGAATAAAAATGCTCTTAGGCTTCTTTATATTCTCATCCTTAATTTCTTTTAATATGGTAGTTATCATATCTTTAGGGTCTCGGACTCCACTATACATTAGGCGTTTGGCTACAGCGGTAATAGTTTTTTGCCTACCAAACTTGACTTTTTTCTCTTCATTTTCGCCATGATTGTCCTCTTCTACTACATGAGGAGGACTATAGACAATATCTTTCTGAAGAGTCATGAGAGCTTCTTCAGTGAATTCCTCAACATATTCCTTCACCACATCTGAATAATAGAAAACTCTTTGCTCGGTGGGGACGTAGGATAAATCTTTTAGATTGTGGATGGGGGTCTCAATGAAGAGTCTTCTAGTCTTTAAATCAATAGAGATAAGGGCATAATCTCTCTCCATGTTAATTACTGTGCCACAAAAGCCACGGTCCAAGCCATCTAGAATACGCACAAATGAACCAATAACTATAGTTGTTGGGTCCATACGGAACCTATCTTCACAGTCTTTAATTAGCCCTTGAACATAGTCATCTTCTACCGCTAGAGCCTTATCAATTCTTTGTTGTTCACCTTCACATAGAATACCCAGAACTCCAGTAATAGTTCTGAACTTGGTTAGCTCCTTCTTAACATTCGTTCTAATAAATACATAAGAAGATGTTTGCAGTGTGTATACATTTAGGTCTCTTTCTCCAACAGGAATAAATACCTCGCAGGCACCACCTTTAATAATATCCTTTAGGGCATTACCTATTCTACGGATAATGTTTTCAGCGGTCTTTTCAGATCGAATTTCCATTAAAAACCATTTTTGACCTACTAATTGACTTACATCCCCATAAACTAATATCATACTTCTCCTATAATTTCTGCACCAAGCATACCAGATAGTTCGCTGGGGCCAAGTTCACGAGGTTGAACGATTACACATCTAGGATTTACCGGTTCTTTAACCATAGATATTTCATGGAATTTCATATCAGTAGCTTCTTCAGAATTAGCTAGTTCTTTTAATAAAAGCGGTAGGCTTTCAGATGGTAAATCCCTAGCTCCTTTCCATTTTAGAAAAATGGAGGTCACATTCTTATAATTACTGAGATGTTGGGGAATTGCATTATTAAAATACATTAAAGAATAAGAGGTAAATAACTGATCTACTATATCATCAGCACTAGCCTCAATGGTTCTAACCAATTTTATAGCTTCAGGGAGTGACAAACTAAATAACTCTTTAATTCGATTGTCCAGTTCTAGAGGTTCAAATCTGACAGACCCATTGATCTCCCCTCTCATGGCAGTTAAAGAGGCACCATGAAGCAGGGTTAATACTTTACCGGGATTGCCTTCGGCTCTTATACAAAGCTGGTATAGCCCATTTAGGTCATAGTGTATAGATTTTTCTTGTGCTACTTTGCATATAAGCCCACGAAGGCTCTCCTCATTTAACAGACCAAGCTGGATTCTATAAGCTCTTGTCTTAAGGGTCTGAGGAAGTCTGTAATAATTTTGAGTTGTAATGACTACAAAATGCTTGTCAGAGTCAATCAGTTTCGCAATTTGTTCAGTTGTGGAATGATTAATATCCGCTATATTTTCTAGAATTAGGCATTCAGGAATATCAGCAATATCTAGCTCATCGGGTCTGATTACAGCTACTTCCCCGAAGTGACTAAGGAAAATTTTAGCAACAGTAGTTTTGCCAACTCCGCTAGGGCCATCTATGATATAGGCCCTAGGAGCTAGTTCTTTTTTCAATAAAATAGCCCCTAAATTTTGAAGGGCTATTTTATTTCCAGCGATGTCGTTTAAAGATTGCGGCTTGTAAAACAAGATCAGTCTCCAGTCTACTTCTTAACTCTCCATGGTTTCTTTAACAAGATTGAAATAGCGGAACAAGGAAGAGTTCATTCCATAATACCAAAGATTCCAGTAATCCTTAACGGTGATGCTTCCAGTAGCCTTGATGAACTCTTTAAGAGTCTTCTTGAAGTTGTCTAGATTGATGCCTTTCACGATAAAGCCTGGATTATCAGGGGCTAAGGTATTTGAAGTAACTTCAATAGAGAAGTCCTTGATTAAGATCATCCTAGAATTACTACCTGAAACCTTCTCAAATAGGCGACAGAAGGTCATAGGAGCGCCGGAGAGGAGCAGGGTATGGTTGTCATCGTTCAGCATCTCTGTGGCCTCGTATGGGGTCTTGAGCGTTACTGTGGATGCCACGGTTGGGGCAAGGCGAACTGAAAGAGGACCACCAAAGGCAAGGTAGTCTTCCCCGCCACCATTTTCAGTAAAGGCGAAGTAGTTCTTGAGGATCTTTTCCATATAGGATTGTTCATTTGGTTCTACACCATTAACCCCATGCATACGAATTTCAGCAGCACGAGCATTGAAGTCATCATGGAACTCAGAGGCGTCTACTAGCTTACGGAGGAAGGTCTCTGTCCACTGAGGACCCATGAGGTATTCCTCTTCAGGTCTCCAGGCTTCAGTAGCAACATCTAGAGAGCCCAGAGTAAGAAGAAGGTCTCCAACCACATTCTTAGAGGGAGAATTGATCCACACACGCTTGAGATTGAAGTCTACTACCACTTGGAACTGCTTGCGAGTAATAGTATCCAATTCCTCGACATCAGCAGTAATTTGCGCCTTAATGTCAGAAGGCTGATATTTGAAGGGGGAACCATAGGAGTAGGCCAAAGACTCCTTCTTAGAATTCATATCATGGACATCTTCCCAATCGAACCCAATCATCCAGAAAGCGTATACGCCTTCAGCAATTTTCCAGTTTTCGGGATTATTATCCCACAGTTTGTTATCTTGAAGATCAATAGTCCCTACACCTGGGTCCTCTAGGGTGTCATCTTCAGCATTATAGACCCAAGGCTTGTCTGTGAAGATAAGACGAAGAGCTTGGGGGTCTAGCACATCTGCTTTACCTGCCTTAATAGCCACAATTTCTTCTACATCACCAAGGCGTGGCTGGTCAAACGGGGCTAGACCAATGGAATGATCATGAGTATTGAGAGCCTGTGCCTGTGCCTTGAATGGCATAAAATCCCAGCCATCAGCTTCAAGCTTGGTCTTAAAAGCTTCTTCTTCAGATACTAGGGATAGGACTGTCCATGTCCCCTTAGCGAACATTGTCATTAATTACCTCCACGGAAAAATTATAATTAGTTACGACTGAGTAATCAGGATCATCATAAGCGGCCCTTAAATGGTCGCAAAGCGAGTCAAGCTCATAGCAAGGTAAAACAGATGACCCATTAATTTTAACTAGAAAACGGATTCCAGGTGCGATTTGAAAAATTGTTGTCTGTTGCATAGGTTACTCCACTCCCTCCAATACTCGTTGCAGGGCTTCTTTTTTCACTCTGGTCTTCAAACAATCTGAAGGATCAGAGTCAGGACAAGTT